AGCGGTTCGCCGTGTCTTGGTAAGGATGGTGATCCGCCCAGCAAGCCATTACAACATGACGAGCTAATGATGCGAGTTTCGTCCGTTTCGGTCCTAAGATGTCCTCGGTTGAAACCCCGAAAACGTCCGCCGTTTCCCTTACTAGCAAGTCAAAATCCACGATCATTTCGTCCCCCTCTCTTCCTTGTCCTTGCGGAACTGGCGCATGATGCCAGCGGCAAACTTCCGGGAAACTTCCCCATATGCCGATCCGATAAACAGGGTGACGTCCTTTTTCGTAACGCCGTGTTCCCTTCGCCATGCTGCACGGGTCACGCAGATAGTTGAGTCTCCCTGCCCGTATTGGTTAACGCTGTCGCTTTTGTGTGTTCTCATTTTGTTCGCTTTCTATTGGTTTGTTTTTCTGTAATTCCTTGCAAGATCAAATCCAGCAAGAGCGCAAACGTCATTCCACGCAAAACTTGACGGGGATTGTTCCATGTCTTGCCATGCGTCCCGGCAAGCCTCGCTATGCAGCCAAGCCAGCCTTTCGGCCATCGTTTCCGGCGTTTGTGCTTTGTCCGTTTGTTTGTCTATTTGATCCCACCATAAAGCGGCGGATTCATAGCGGCATCCCTCACGGGTAAACCTCTCAATGGCCTGTTCTTGAGCCTCCAGAGGGTCGCCAAGGGCTTCGGCGGGTTCATCCCTATCATCCCGGCACAAAGGGCATGAACTGTCAGGATCGGGCCAGTGACGGCTTCCGCATCGTGAGCAAGCAAATTTCATTGGTTTTGATTGTTTAGTTTTGCAACCTGTTCATTTATCCATTTTTCGCGCTCCTCTGTCACGTTGTAAAGATCTACATAGAAACCGCCGTTGCCGTCCGGTCCCTTAGTGTGTCCCGTAAGTGTTGAGCGTGTCCATGCCGTAGCCAATGCGTTTGCTTGCTCTATTGTCGGGAACGTAATTCTTGCTTTCATGCCGCCCCCTTTCCCGTTGCCTTGGCGATTGCGGCGCGAGCGTCACTTGCTGAGCGATTGAAACTGTCCCGCATCGGTCCCGCCATTAGTCCCGCTTTCCTTAGCAGAAACTCCGCATCTTCCAATGCTGCCAGCAACTCAGGCGCGGAGGAAATAAGGCGAGCGTCAGAATTTGCCAATTCATCCGTTCTGTAGATTCTTGCCAAAGTGCCAGTCGGGTGATTTGAAAATGTTTGAATGACAATCTGACTTCCCTCGTCAGCGATATGCCAAGGACCGTGTGTGTGTGTGTGTGTCATCGTTTCGTTTTGCTTGTGGTTCATGCGTTCACGTCTTGGATGTAATACTGCGTCACGTTGGAAAGGTAATTGTGAATTACTGCGATCCTCACGCCATGCGCCAGATAAAATGACGTTTCGGAAAGCTCGTTTTGCTGGTAATCGTTCCATGTCTTTTCATCGTTTCCAATGAGCGCGAATGCGGCTTCTTTTGTGATCTCTACGGAATGTGTCATTGTTTCGTTTTGTTTATGTTTAGTGCGGTGGATTAGCGGGTCTGATAATCGCAATACTCGATGCGCGAGACGCTAATATCGGACGGTTTGAGCATTGGATACTCTCCGCACGAATCGTTGTCAGCATTGAGTTTTGCTGCGATCATGCGGGCCGCACCTGAGTAGGTTGGCTTTTTGGCGGAGTATGCGCGGATGAACGATTTTTTGCATTCGGTGTTTCCTGCGATGTAGGTAATGGTGGTCAACGTGTTCATTTTGTTTTATTTGTTTTGTTTTCCTCATCAGTGACGGAGTGACCGCCAGACGCCCCGAAAGGCGTTTCGGAATTAAAGGAAGCAAGCATTGTCAATCTGGCGAAACGTCAGCTGGCAAAGATAGCCGCTCCAATAAGCTCGGATTAAAGGCTCCGTGTCTTTTCTGGTTACAGCCCGAATTGCTTTAATCGTGTTTTCTGGATGCGGAAACTTGCCGCTTGCCATGCCTTTTTTGAATTCTCCTTGGATTGTCATTTTTTTGATTGTTTGGATTGGCAAGGGATCGGACCTTGCCGGATTGAATTTAAAGCGTGACGCGATTGGCGAGGTTTTCGGATATCTCACCGGACTTTTGCAATGAATCCACAAAATCCACAAATGAGCAGCGAACCGTCGCACAGTGGTGATTCTGCCGCTTGCTTAAGATTCCAGCCTCTCGGCATTGCTCTTCAAAGTGCGGGAATGATTGCCAGAATGAGGCGCGGACTTGCTTTTGATTTGTCATGATTTCGTTTTGTTTGAGGTTTAGCGGGAAAGCTTGGCGATCAGGCGGGAGGCTTGGTTGAGTGCGCGTGTTTGGCAGTCTAGCCATGTCTCGCGCGCGTTCGGGGGAAGATCACCGCCTTTCTTGCGCTTAAGTTCGGAAGCAGTTGCGAGACGTTCGGCAATGTCCGCGTCATAAATAAGAGCGGAACCGCCATAGGAGAAAGCCCGCCAGTTTTCCGCGCCATTAAGCAAGGCGGCAGGCGTATAGTCCGACTCGAGCGATTCCAAAAGCTCTAGAGCGTAAAGCTTAACGCCGCGTGACCATGCAGAGCGTTGGTTTGTGGCTTGGATACGGGCGGAAATGGCGGAATTGGTTGCGTTCATCGTAGTTGTTTCTTTTTTAGGTGTGAGGTTTGCCCTGCATCGCGGGCCGCGCTTGTCTTGTGGAGAGAATGGCGACTAAATGCCGACAATCAAGAATTAAATTCTAATTGTTTTCAGGCGTGAATGATTGCGGCGGTTGCGTAAATCACGGCACAAGCGGCAGAGATTCCAAGGAAGATTCCGGGTGCTTGGCGGATGCCGAAGATTGCGACTAGTGCGACGAAGAAAGTGATTGGAATGATAAAGAGTGATTGCATGGCGGCGTGTGTGGTGTGGTGTAGCGTTGCGTCGCGCAACTGAGAGGAACCTAAAGCACCGAATCCCATTTGACAAGAAAATGTTCACAAAAAGTGAAAATAGTTTCAGGATAAGCCACAAACGTAGGAAACATAAGGGATTGCTGATGGCAAAAAAAGCTCGGATGACAAGGAAACGAGCCGTCCCACAGGGCAAATAACGCGGCTCACAGCCCCATTAGCAGCGACTATCCACGCAGAAGATATCCAAGCTCAGCGGTCAATCATGGCTAGCTTATGGGGTTATTGTCGTAATCTCAGGAGGAAGGAAGGACAAGCCAAGGAAGGAAGGGTAAAGCCCCAAAATGAAGCAGAGGACGCCAAAATCCATTCCCCTTGCCATAGAATATTCCCAACGCGTATAGATATTAATGGGAGCATCCGCTGCCATTAATAGGCTTCATGTCCTGTGACTGCTTCGCTACGCTTCGCAGTATGAGCATGCGCTGATGTTACTAGGGTCATTGCTGTTCCTGCTCCGCTATACGCTACGCAGTATGATAGTCACGTGGAAGGAAACGCTCTTCTTAGTCTCTCTTCCAGATGGATCATACTCAGATATCCGAAAACGTGTCAAGCTCGGTTAGATTTGGACATGAAACAGCGCCGAAAACGGGAATCTTACGAGGATGCATCTCAGCGCGTCAGGCGTGATTATGGGACTATGGCAAGGGCGAACGATTCAGAGCGATTTTGATCTATCATCTCTCTATCAGGTCGCTTGGCACACGGATTCACAAGCGCAACAAATAAGCAGGTGTAAGCTACATGCGACAAGCTAGACAAGCGGGTGATTCAAACGAGTGCTTAACATTGCAGCGTGATACATTAGCAGCGCGCTAAGGATTCACGGGCAAGCGATTGCTTCAATAAAACGATGAATTTAAACGGGCGTTTCATTCGCAATTAATGCGCTAATGCAAGCCATGTGCAGTAGGGGGGGGGCATCTGCAAGTTTTGTGCGTTAAAAAACCTGAGCGATAAACCAGCCGGAGAAAAAATGGCTAAAGGGGGCCATGTGCTATGGTGTGCAGGATATGACATAAAGCGTCCATTTATGTGTATGGTATCACACGTTGTGAATACGCTTGACAGGTTGTTGATATATGGTAGTTTGCGTTTGAGCCAATGCGTGTTGCGTTGGTGACACTTTAATATATTTATGTCTAGTCCAGTAAGTTACGACCTGCAAGGCCAAGGTGGAGGCATTGTGCTTTCCACTGCTGCTACCACTTATACAGGCAAGATCCGTTGGATTCAGGTTGTTAATGACGCTGTGCTGGCTACTGTGGCAAGTGCGTCTGGGAGCATCACTGGTGCAACGCGATTGACTGCCATTACGCTTCCTGCGGGTTTGGGCATTGGTGGTGACTTCAGCCAAGTGATCCTGACATCCGGTGTGGTGATCGTTTACTACGCCTAATGTCCCAGTTTGCCCAGAGTGGTAGCGCGATGGATTCTGCGATTGGCGAGGTTGCTGATCGTTTCTTTGATCGCGTGAACCAAAGGCTTCAACTTAACCAGCTCCAAGAGGGTGAGGTAAGGGAGTCATTGAACGGGCGCATGGAAGGGTATTGGAAGCCACGGAAGAACGTAGTGAGTAGGACTGGAGCCTTAACTACGAATGGTTCTACATTGCAGTTGCCCTTCCTGCTGACTGGAACAAGTGTCAGAATTACTGCCGCTTCCGTATCTGCTGGGGTTGTCACATTGACAACCGTTTCTGCTCATGGGCTTGCTCCGGGGGCAACGCTAAACATTGCTGGGATCGGCTACACAACTGGAAGCGATCCCAACGGTGTGTTTACTGCGACCACTGGAACAACCGGATCGACAATAACGTATTCACTTGTTGGTGGATCTGGAACATACACTGTTTCTGCTATTACACCAATCTCTGAGGTGATTACGTCCACCTCAAAGGTAATTACATCGTCCTCTATCAATGTCACCACAAGCATCGTTACAATCACGATTGCGGCTGGGCATGGATTTCCCGCTACCTCTGTTGGCTACGGACTAATCGCTGGGCTAACCTTTACTGGGACAAACCAAAATGGGGTTAGGCTTTTGACCTACGTCTCTGCAACAACCATGACATTTCCAGTCACGGCTACAACTACGGCTGTTTCTGGTGCTGGCACGTTGTCTCAGGTTCCAATTAATGATGACGCTTCGGCCAATGTTCGAGCATCCTGCTTGTTCAGCGATCCAAACAACAGCAATAAGGAGTATGTGATTATTGCTCTGGATACCGTCGCTAAGAAGATCGACTTGGATGGGTATGTGATTACTGACATTCCGTATCCTGCTGGAGAAGCCCTTGGTAGCGACACTGACATGATTCAGTTGTTCGACAAAGTGATGCTATTCCGTGATGGGCAGCAAGCATTTGAGTGGTATCCAAATGGAAGGCCAATTCTATCTGCAAGTTCCGATGCCACCGCCAGTCCAAATACGGTTGTTACCGTAAATCTACGCGAACATGGACTAGTAGTAGGAACCTCAATTACGGTTGCAGGTCTTACTGGTGGAACTCCTCCCAACGGAACGTATCCGGTTGCCACGGTAGTTGACCAAGACACGTTCACGTTTGTGGCTGCAAGCATTTCGACTGGCACAACGTTTGTTACTACAGTTGCTACCGCCACTGACGGATTCACCTTGTCTCCGGGTGGGGCTTACACACAGCCACAAACGTTTGTTTCGTCTGGGCTGCAAGTTGATGTTCTTAATGGGGAGGTTTCATTGGATGTTGCCGGAAATGTCACCATTAATTCTGGGGACATTATTGTGGTTTATGAAACCACAATTCCAGAATTTACTGCCATTGTTGGAAAAGAATTCCAAGTATCTTCGGCAACCACAACAAACATTAAGTTTTTTGCACCTGTTGCAAACTTAACTGGCATTGGTTCTACCGGGCAGATTGAGTTTGGAGGCAGGTTCAGCGTAGGTGGTGGGTTCATGCACCAACCCGGCGCACCTTGGGGCATCCATTTCCAGCGTAGATTATGGGTTCCGTTTTACTACGATCAATCAGGAACATTTAATACGCCAACATACACAAGTCGGAAGATTGCTGATGAAATATCCGTATCTGACATTCTAGATACGACTACATTCGACCAAATTGAGAATCAATTCCGTATCAGTGGTGGAACTGCTGACTATGTGGTGGGGATGCACGGGTTTTATGACGACGCTTTGGTTGTCTTGAATAGGAACAGCTTGCACCTTGTCAAAGGGACGCTGGGAAGCCTTCTGGACGTCACCGTCAAGGAACTCACCTCTGAGATTGGATGCCTAGCCCGCAAGTCTGTGGTGATGCGCGGCAATGCCATGCTGTTTTTGTCTGATGATGGTGTGTATGGGGTTGAATTCCTCAACGACTACAACCTGCGGGGGACTGAAGAGCCACTGTCCAAGAATATTCAGCCATACATTGACCGGATAAACGCTGATTACTCAGACAGGGCAGTAGGTGTCCTGTTTGAGAACAGGTATTACCTTGCTGTCCCACTTGATTCTGTTCCGGGGGCTGGGGATTCCTATGGGAACAACGCAATCTTGGTGTATAACTTCCTTAATAAAGGGTGGGAATCACTAGATACCTTTGGTGATTATAGGTTCTTAATCAAAGACTTTGTGATTGGTAGTGCTAACGAGAGGAACGACATCTATGCCGTAACCTCCAATGGTGGATTGCATCAAATCGAAGCGTCTGAAAGCTCCAATGACATGTTAAACGTGGACAACTCTACGGCTGTTGTATCTCCGTCAATTAGTGCTTCTCTTATTACTAGGGGATATGACCTTAGCACAATGGAGCGCAAAAGATTCACGGACGCGCAGATCAACATTCAGAATCTTCCCGGTGGGAATGGAGAATATAATATTTTCTTTACTACGGAAGATCCAGATACCTACGAGCAAATCGTGGACGAAACAACGGGTCTTCGTAAATCAGCTTTAGAAATAGGAACCACAACAAAGTTCCTTGGCGGCGTGATTTTGGGACCGTCACCCGACACCCCTAACGAAGCGGAAACAGCAAGTATCCGGTGTAGGCTTGGTGGTATCAGGGGTTTTACTGGAACAATGATCTTGACAAGGACCGTGGGATCACCAAAGATCAATTCTATTAAGGTGGCTGGTTCTGTCACCAATAGACAAATCATTTCACAAAGATAAAGTATGGGAGCAATTAATACAAGTTATACTTTTACAGCTACTGACGTAATCACTAGCACGAAGATGAACAACATCCTCGATCAAAGCACGATTACAGCTACTGCTATTATTGGCACTACTCTTGCTGTTTCTGCTGGCAAACTTTCCGTTGCTGCCGGGGGGATTAAAGCAAACGAGTTGGCTGCAAATGCAGTTACGACAACTGCGATTCTAGATGCAAACGTGACTACTACCAAGATTGCCGATGCTAGTGTAACCACCTTGAAAATTGCAGATTCTAATGTAACCACCGCAAAGATACTTGACGCAAACGTGACCACGGCAAAAATACTTGACGCAAACGTGACCACGGCAAAAATACTTGACGCCAACATTACTGCAGAAAAGCTGAATGGATCACAAACTGGGACTGCTCCAATTTATGGGGTGAGATCATCAGGGTCAATTACGCAAGGCAACCCGAGGGTTATCCGAAAAGGTTTTAACGTAGCGAGTGCTGTAAGACCCGATAGCTCTTCAACTAGTATTGTTTTTAGCACTGCCATGCCAGACAACAATTACATTGTTAGTTGCGGGTATGCGGGGACGGCAGGTATAGCTGGCGCACCGCCAGCCGCGAAGAACTTGACTATTACGGGTTTTGATATTGCACATAATACAGAGACAGTTGGTAGAGAAACTACCTTTATTGTTATCGGATGAACCCGCACCTTGAAGACGCATTAAAAATATATGGCGAAGACTTTCACAAACTTTTGTATTGGCATTTATGCTTTGGCGTTGTCGTTTCTGACGATGAATCTTTTTGTCTTGGCTTCTACTCGCAAGAAGAATCTCCAGAGCAGGCATGTGAAATTCACCATTCCAACACACTCTTTGTCACCATATGCGTTGGTGACATGCGAAAAGCTCTTAGAAAGTTCAGCGATGACTTTGAATACATCGCATTCCGGCGTGAATTTAAGAATTCTCCTCGCGTGAGGGTTCACAATATACAACAATTTTACTCAAAACTCAAATAATACAAGAATATGGGAAGCTCTCCTAAGACGCCAGAAACACCAAAAGCAAACTACGAAAAAGATATTTTATCTTATGTAGGTGGATTGACAAAAGGATTTCCTAGTATTTACGAGCTGGAATCTGAATACAGACCAAAATGGCAAGATCTAAACCTACTTGATGTTTCTAAGTTTGGACTTGGAGCAATGGGTCTAGCTCCACAATTTACCGAAAAAGCATTAGGACAACTTGGTGCGGCTCGGAAGGCCGAACTTGGTCAAACGACGGAACAGGCTGGAATGACGCGAGGCTTGATGCAAGCTCTTTCGCCAGAACAAGCCGCCGCAGTTCAGGCGTCTTCCCAAGAGGCGGAACGAGCTAGGGCGTCAGCACAAGGCGTGACTCCAGAAGAGCGTCGTGGATACGAGCAACAAGCGCGAGAGGCATTTCAAGCATCTGGGCGACTTGGTGGCAACCTAGGTATCGTCAGCGAAGCAATGGGGCGTGAAGATGTTATGGCTCAAAAGCGGGCAGAAGCAGCACGGGCTGGCGAAAGCGCATACAAAATGGCAGGGCAGTTTTACACGCAGCCGGGACTACAGATTCTTAATAGCCAACCATTATCCTACCAGTCTGGGCAACAAATGATGGGCCTTGGGCTTGAAGCCATTGGATCGGGTCGTCCGCAAATGATTGATATTGGAACACCATTTAATTTGGGAGCGTCAGAAAGACAAAATCAATTCCAAGCAGCTCAATCTAAATATGCTGCTGATATTCAAACTAGGAATGCTAATACGCAAGCAGCGGCATCAACAGCCGCAGCCCTTGGGATGGCTGCTCTGTCCTTTTCTGATAAAAGGGTTAAGAAAGACATTGAAAAAATTGGCAAAACTGATGGAGGTCTTCCAATTTACACATTCAAATACAAGGGAGAAGATAAAACGCAAATGGGCGTCATGGCTCAAGATGTTGAGAAAAAACAACCCAAAGCCGCTGCAACAGCACCATCTGGGATTAAGATGGTTGATTACTCAAAAATCAAATAAAAATAAATAATTATGTATGGCCAAGCACCACTTGTTGGATCAACAATAGACCCTCGTTTGTTTATTCATGACTTTTCCACATTAAATAAAGCTAATGAATTAAAAGCACAGGGGACACGGGACCTTGGCGCTACAATTGCACAAGGAGTAACTCAAGTAGGCGACTACTTCAAGCAACAAGGCGAGAAGAAAAAGCTAATCAAGCAAAGCGACGTTCAGATTGATGCAGCTTTGAAGTTGTTTCCTGAAATGGCCAGTGTGCTTCAGCCATACAAAGATCAAATCCGCGATGAGAATGTCTCATTGGATGAAAGGTCGTTTATTGCGGGCCAAACTGGAGACTTTATTACGAATTCGCTAAACATGATGAAAATGAAG